TTCGAGTACCAGATCCGCATCAAACAAAAAGTCCTCTTTCAAATAGGTCGTCATGATAAAATCTCCTTGTGATTATAGATTGTTAAGCCCGATCATGGACCGAGCATCGATTACGCTGTGACAGCCGTTGCGGTTGAGATGTTCCAAAGCCTTGTCGCTGCCCTAGGATGATATAGGGCCATACCTACCAACCACTCAACCAGGGTCCGGTAAATGACGCCGCTATCCGTCAGGCCGAGATCCTTGACCTCAATAGCCCCATTCTGAATACCCTCGACGTGACCGTCCATAAACGATACGACATACAGGCTCGTAGCGTCCGCTCCGGCATCGCCAGCCGTTTCGGTCAGGGGGATAATGTCGGTATTGGTATTGTCTTTTCCGGCATCAAGAATCGGAAGGTCAGCATATAGAGGCACTTGTCGACCCCAATTATCCTGGGTATAGGTCACATATCCACCGATTGTGGAAGTCCGCGAGGCCTGCGTAAGCAACCGCCTAAGAGCCTTATTCATAATCAAGTGAGTCGGATTCTCGGTAGCGTCTATGGCCTCGTCCAGCTTCGCCAGTGTAAGGGCCCCAACAGAATCAGTGATATTGGTTGTGACACAGATTTTCTGATCGTTCGCTAACCGTCTCTGTAGCCCGTCAATTTCCTTCGGGTCCGCCTGAGAATCGCCCTTAATGATCATCCTGGCAATCTTCAAAGAAAGCGCCTTGATCTTCATAGCCTCATGCTTCGAACGGACACTCTCCCCGAACATCTTGATCAGGGCTGAATCCACGTCCAGTGTTCCACCGGCGATCTTGAGAGGATCGTGCATCGGATTGATGACCCCGGCGCTGGCCGTGTATTCCTCATTGATACCCCTGAAAGCCACACCCGGAAGGGCCGCTTCCTGGTCATAATCCACGCCGGACCCCTGAACCGTTTCAAAGGTCATGGCGTTCAAGATACTGTTCGACTTGGCAAACAGTTCGATAATCGTGCCGCGTTTTGTGTTGAGTCCGGCACCTTTCGCGTATTCAAGCAATGACATTCCCATGATAATTTCTCCTTTCTGTTTCTTATTCTCAACCAAAAAAAAGGCCGAGATCTTAAAGGTTTAATTGACCCCTAAGGTCTCGGCCTTGCCGTTACGTGCGGTTTCCCCTTGGGTTGCCGCTTAATTTTTAAGAAATCTTAGTTCGTTGCTGCTTTTTTGTTGATCACCTGCAATCTCGCTTCCGGTGACATCTTTGCTAAATCCGCATCTCCTATGTCACTCCCGGCACCCCCTCCGGCACCGCCCCCGGCATTACCGGGAGCATCGACAAAGGCCTTGCCTTCGTCCGTGGCCGCCCATTCCTTGACAAACTCGGCCAAGGGTTTATCCCCGACCTTGGCTATTCGATTTTCCCCCTCGGCCTTCAGAATGACCTGCCCGGCAAGCATAGCCTTTGCCGCTTTCAGGTAGGACGCTTTCTTTACGCCCGCCTCAAGCAAGGCCTGAGAAAGTCCGTTATCCACAAGCAAGTTGTGTGCCACCTTAGACTCAGTATCGAATTGTTTCTTGATTTTGTCGGCCTCGGTTTGGGCCGCTTTCAGGTCTTTTTCGGCTTGTACAAGTTTCTCTTCAGTCGCTTCAAGCTCGGCCTGAAGCGCCGCATGGTCAGCAGGATCGATCGTCGCGTCCTTCTGTGCCTTTTTCAGTTTGGCAAGTAATTCACTGTTTTTGGCCTTTAGCCCGGCGGTTTCCTCTTCAAGAGCCGCCGCCACCGCCGCATCAGCAGCCTTTTTTAAAGCTGCCTTAGTTTCCGGATCATTCGCATCATACGCCATTTTCGTCGTCCTCCCTAAGAGTTTTGGGCCTTACCCGTTTAACGCCCTCCCCGTCGATGCTCTCCGCCTGAATTCCCCTATCCCGGAGGATCTCTTTCAGTGTATCTTTGTCCTCTGCTTCGATTTCCCATGATCCCGCCTCCCCGCTTTTGTTTTTTCCTACAATTTCGTAAGTGGTCATATTTGACTCCTCTGTATAAATTTTTTCATGGTTTTTTTGAAATGTCAAGCTTTATGTGATCGCCACACAGTCCTCCATGCGAAAACCAACCTTTGCCAGAAAGGGAGCATAAGGATTTCAAGAACAATCTGCTCGCGGGTTTTCTCCTTCTGACGCTTGACCCGTCGCCGCATGTCCTTGAGAACTTTAGTCTTTAGACTCATAACGCCTTTCTTTTAAGCCCATAACAATACTGCTGCCCATAGTAAAAATGGAAGGGCTATCAATAAATCCATCAAATCTAGTAATCGATTGGTTTTTCTTGGATAATCAAGAAGTCCTAAACAAAGGCATTTTAATACAACTGAAATCCCCAATAGCCAAAAAACAACTTTAACAAATAATTCCATATCCTCCTCCTATAACGCCTTTAATTGCTTAAGTGTTAATGGCCGCCCGTCGCCCCCGACAAGCTGCTGAAGTGTAATTTTACCATCCCTCCATAGCTTTGCACGGCCGGGTCCTAAAAGATCATCTACATATGCTGCATCATGCCGCCCTAAGAAATCCTCAAACGTCGTGCCTGCCGGTATTTGTCCCAAGTCGCTTGCCCTGGTTCCCGGCGGGGCCTCCGGAATATCAATGCCCATCTCTCTGTAAGTCTTTGTGATCGCCACTAAAACGCTCCTGCAGTTGAAATGAAGGGGAGGAGAAGCAAAGGGGAGTGTGGTGTTGAGCGGGTTTCCTTCGAGATCCCACTCTGCCCCGCTATGAGCCATACAGGTCAATGACGTATGAGAGTCAAGAGTAGCAAGGAACCGGACCCCCTTAATCACATCCGAATTGGCCCGGAACGCTGCTAGACGGGCATCGTTCGCCACACTTTGAATGCTCGTATGAACAAGAGCCGTGGCCCCCCGCCTGCTGGTCTCCATGATGCCGGGAATACCCAGCCGTGGAGATCCGACAATACGCCTCACAATCTGCTGAACAGTCTCATTTGCGACAATCCCCTGTCTCACTTGGGCCGCGAATTTAAAGGCCAGGTCATCACTCTGTTTTGCCCACCATGCCGCCGAAGGAGCGCCCTCAATCAAGGCCCCATTGACCAGTGCCTTTAATGCCGCCTCAGTAGGTAGGGCCGCATCAAGGCCTATGGCGGCGAAGGATTTGGAAATAACGTCGGCCTCATGTTTTGCCAAATCAGTGTAATCAAGCTTTTGCTGGACGCCCTTATAAGCCTGATCAATGACCGCCGTACATTCCTTGAGAAGCTTATTGACCCGCGCCCGCCCGAAGTCAGTCAGATCGGATAACAGCTTCAATCTCAGATCCTTCTGAAGCTGGGCCAGGATGGCCAAGACCTTCTTTTTCTCCCCAGCCGTGAAGCGCAGGAGCGAGATCTGATGAGATATTGTGGCGTCCTGGAGTATGAGATCGGCGTTTTTCATCTTTTTAAAAAGTTTTGCATTAATATAGAGGCGCTTTTCATCCCCATAAGAGCGTCCAACACACCGCTCGCAGCTTTTAAAATTGCGATCCTTTCTGTAATTGATTTTTCAGGTTCAATCTTTCTCATAAACTGAATTACTTTAAAAGCAGACTTCATAATATCAATTTCGTCTATACCATTTTTTTCTTGTTCCATTATACTCCTCCTCCAATCTTTTCCCGCCCCTCATGAAAATTCGCTTTCCCCCTTCAATTTTTCGTCTATAATAGGGGATGACATTGATAAAAGTTTCTCTCCCTTTTATGACTGTATGGGGTTTATTGGGAATGATCTTAGCTGCAACTTCTTCCGAGCAACCTAGAACCCCACTTACATACGGTATACTCCTTATTTGTGGGACTGTTGTGGACCTTCTCATTATATTCATGCTATCCCCCCCAATTCCGGCACAGTCGGTTTCTTATCCCCTATTCTCGCCTGTTCCTCCTCAAGGGTCACGTCCGCGGCAACCAATTCCCGCTTCTGGAGTAAATCAAAAAGCCCCTGATCACTGAACCCCGGCGCTCCACTCATCCAAGCGGCCAACCAACCTTTCAATTCTTCCGGCGTGACGTCAGGCGGCAAGAATTCCTGATTCAGTTCAACCAGCCACTTTCCTGGTTGTCCGGCCCACTCACAGAACGTATTGAGCGCCATTGTCAACCCTTTGCCGATCGTCTGAGCGATTGCAGCCAACACAGACGACTCCCCGGCCCTATGAATTTGAGCCGTCTGAGCCGTTTCAGTGTCCTTTTTCTCGGCCGCCAATAACCGGGCCCCAAGGATCGCCATGCGCTCCTCGTCTTTGGTCATTTCCTCAGAAATAGGCTTCAAACCCTGCCCCTGAAATTCCAGATAAGAGGCCTTCGCCTGTGGATCTGGAAAGGTCCAAGCCGAACTTGACCCAATATAGAGCTTATCGCCCTTATTTTCCGGCGTATAGCCCGATATGACCGCCGTAGGCAGGCCCCCGTAATGAAGGCCAT